TGCCATTAATTTGAATACGAGTCCTGGACATCCTTGGGTTTGTAAAAAACCCAAGGGAGCTATTGGAAAACATTGGTTGATCGAAAACGATGGATCAGGAAATTGTAAGATGACTGAACAAATGAGATCTGCTGTAATAAGTCGATTGTTGAAGTATAGTAAACGTCAGAGACCTTTCTCTATGTGGATTGATTGCAAAAAGGATGAGATTAGACCTATTGAGAAGATAAGAGCTGGCAAAACGCGAATATTTACTATTGCCCCGGCAGACTTTACCATAGTTTGCAGAATGTTTTTCCTACATTTTATTGAAGCATTCCAAAAAAATAATTGCAATGGATTTAGTGCTGTTGGATTAGATCCCTTAGTGGATTGGGAAAGAATGTTAAAACGTATGGAAGAAGTGGGTAAGAATTTCGCTTTTGATGGTGATTTTGGAACTTATGATGGAAAATTAAAACCTGGATGTATTGCTGAAGCTATTGAAGGAATATCTGATTGGTATGATATGCATGTTGATGGACTTGTCATTAGAATTGATGGACAAGAGTTCAAGTTTACACCCGAAGAATGTCGAATGATTAGAAGATTGATATGTGATGAGATCATACATACAATCCAATTAGCGAAAGATTGTGGATATCAATCGCATATGGGAAATCCTTCGGGAAATCCTTTGACTGCGGTTTTGAATTCCATTGTGAATGAGATTTATCTCAGAATTGTCTTCTACATATGTGTTGGAAGATGTAAACTTGGAGAGTTTGATAATGCTGTTCGAGAAGAAGTGTATGGTGATGATAATATCGTCAATGTGCGCGAAGATTACAAGGAAGTGTATAACTTCCAAACTGTGAGTAAAATTTTTGCTGAATATGATATTGAGTATACTACCGCTGCAAAAGGCGATGGTGCTGGATTTAAGTATAAGCCCTTGAGTGAATTGAGATTTCTCAAGCAAGGAATTGGACTCTATAAAAATGTCGTGAGAGTGCCTTTAATGGCAATGGATACGATATATGAACTCACCAATTGGGTGAGTACAAAGATGCCGCCGGTTGATCAATTGTATGACAACCTTGATTGTGCTATGCGGTATATTATGTTATATGGGAAGCAGGATTTTGAACTGTTTAAAGACAGCGTGAATTGTGCACTGCATTCCGTGGGATTACAAAAGATCTTCACGGATTACAGTGCTCTTTGCATGGAACTTGATGATAAGTTAGGTTTAGTGTGAACATGTTGTTGATTGCCCTTTTATTTTTATAACCCTTATTTTACCTTGGTTACTATGAACGTGTATAATGCGCTGGTGTACCGAATGTGTGTTGAATGATGTAGTGATAATGTGCACCTTAATTGTGTTTTGCGCGCACTACTTGAATGATGTTTGTTTCGGACCGTTAACCAATATTTAATCTAAAATTATAAAAACGAGAGGGTGAAGGCTCGTTCTTTATCCTCTT